TCCCTTTTCTTTAGGGTCTTTAGTTATGGTAGTTATTGTTCCAATATCCATGAAGTAGCCGTCAAGATTGAGTGCTCCCTCATACTTTTGTAGTTCTTTCAATTTATACTCCTTTCGTTAGTTCATTTTTAGATAATAAAATGAAAGATTAAAAAAGAGAAAGATTAAATGGAGACCGTTAGGGCTCCCTCATGCAGTTTTAATAAAGATACTTTATCTACAGATGGGAACAGATTAGATTAGATTACAGTAACATTTACTCACAGTAGGACGTTAGTCCTTCATGCGTTAGCTTAGCGTTAGCGTAAGGTCGTTAGACCTACAGATGTTAATCTGACCTTGCGTTAGCATATGTGTAAGTAATAAAATATATGCTGGTAATTTCTGTATAGAGGGGTCTAGGGCATAAGCGGGCCTATATTATAAGGTTTATTTGATTAATCAGTCTTATTAGTCCTTGAGTATTCGGTTTGTGTTTCTACTGTATACTTGCGTATCCCGAACTTTCTGCCTCCCGATGGCACCTTTACTTGTAACTGAAATCCTTCTTAATGTTTGTAATTGTTCTTAATATAGCATATAATTAAATCTACGCAACCATCTACAGGAAGATAGATTAAATGTCCAATAAAGTTAAAAAAGTGTGTGAGGCAACTGGATGTAAAAAATGGTTAAAAGGAAGACAAACTAAGTTCTGTTCAGAGCAATGTAATAAGAGAACTTGGGCTCAAAAGAAGAGAGACGGTTCAGAACCTGAAGTTAAACCTATAAATCAAGAATTTAAATCAGATAGTGGAGACTATGCTTCTGTACGTAGGGGGAAATATTATACAGAATTTAAAGAAACCTGGGCAGATAACCTCGCTGCAGGGATATTCAGTACAGGAGAGGTAGCGAAAGCACTTGAATGTACTTCAGCAACCGTATCACGTATGCTCGCTGCATACAAAATAGATAAACAAGTTGAGATAGATAGTGAAGGTTGGGAAGTAAGTGAAGAAGCAGTTGATGATTTAGAAAATTTTTCTAGCTTTCGCAATAAGTATTTTGCTACGGAAACGGGGGAAAAGTATGAAACTGCTGACTTCCATATGAACTGGATAGAAAACATTAATGATGCTATATCTAACGGTAAAGAGTTATTAATATTAAGTCCCCCTAGACATGGCAAGACAGAACTACTAATACACTTCGCTGTGTACCAGATAATGAAGAACCCTAACATAAGAATCATGTGGGTAGGTGGAAATGAAGACATAGCTAAGAATGCTGTAAGCTCTGTGTTAGACCATCTAGATGAGAATGAAAGACTTAGAGAAGACTTTTGTCCTCCAGGAAAATCTTTTAAACCTGATAATAGGTCAGGAAAGAACTGGAGCCAGAATCAATTTACTGTAGGTACAAGAACAGTACCAGGAATTAAATCTCCAACTATGGTAGCAGTAGGTAAGGGTGGAAAGATACTCTCAAGAGACTGTGACTTAATCATTGCAGATGACATTGAGGACCACCAGACTACTATGCAACCTGGTGCTAGAGAGAATACAAGACAGTGGTGGACTACAACTCTATCATCAAGGAAAGAGGAACATACTGCTGTAGTAGTTATAGGTTCAAGACAACACTCTGATGATTTATATCACCACTTACTCTCTAATGATAGTTTTACAACAATAGTGGAAACAGCACATAGTATAGATTGTTCTATACCTGACCACTTTTCAGATGAACATATAGATTGTATGTTATGGCCAACTAAGAGAACACATAAATGGTTGATGTCACGTATGCAAGCTGCAGAGACTACTGGTGGTAGAAAGATTTATGAAATGGTTTATTACAATCAGGCATATGTAGAAGGTACACAAATCTTTACTATGAATATGATTGACCAATGTATGAGACCTGATTTTGTTTTAGGGCAGGTACCAGGTAACTTACATTTAGTTGCTGGACTTGACCCTGCTTCTTCTGGATATCAAGCTGCTGTTCTATGGGGAATTAATTCTTATAGAGGAGAGCTATATCTTATAGACCTTGAAAATAGACAAGGTGGAGGAGTTAAACATGCACTACAGATTATGTCTGATTGGTATCAAGCATATGATTTACAACATTGGATTATTGAAGAGAATGGTTTCCAGACTGCTATTAGACAAGATGATAAAATAAAAGATTTTGTTTTAAGAAGTGGAATTACTATGCAAGGACATGTTACTGGAAAAAATAAACATGACCCTATGTACGGTGTAGGTTCTATGGCTGGATTATTTGAAAATCAAAAAATATTTTTACCGACAGGAAATTCTGAAAGTCTTGCTAAAGTTAATGCTTATAGACAACAATTATTGTACTTTGATGGAAAGCCTGTTAGTACCAGAAATAAAGAAAAGACAGACTTAGTTATGGCAGCATGGTTTCCAATGAAAGTATTTAGAAGAATGAACAAGGAGCAGTTAGCGACAATGGGATTAGATTATAACGCAAGTTTCACAGACTTCGATAGAACCGACTATAATGAGGCACCATGGGGATAGAAAATTTAGGTATTAAGAACTATCAAGAAATAGTTGATAATGCTACACAATTAGTATCAGGTAAACCTTCTAAGCATAGACAAATGCAGAAGGCTAGAATTAAAGCCATTCTAAATGGTGGTGCTGATGGTATGAAAGCATTACTTGGAAATAAAATGGAAACTTCAGATGTTGACTTATTACCAGCTCCTAACATGCTTCAATCAGGAATAGATAGATTAGCTCAAAAGATTTCAGGAATACCTCAAGTAAGAGTAGATATATTAAATCATAATAGTTCTGATAGAGCTAAGAGAAGAGCAGAGAAACTAGAAAGAATTGTTACCTCTTATGATGAGAAACAAAATTTAAATTTACAATTAAATCAGGCAGCTAGATGGTTACCTGGTTACGGATACTGTGCTTGGATTATAACGACAAGAACTGATAAAAATGGTTATATATATCCTACAGCAGAGCTCCGTGACCCTTTTGATACGTTCCCAGGAAACTTTGGGCCTAATCAAGAACCAAGAGAATTAGCTGTATTAAGAAGAATACCTAGATATAAACTAGCTCAGTTATATCCAGAATTTGCAAAAGAAATATTAAATCCTGATGAAAGTGAAACTACAGAAGCAGCTTATGGTCCTGGTGGCGGTAAAGTTGGCTTGCAATATGAAAATGATAAACAAAATAACTGGGAAGATAATACTGGTCAAGGTGTAAGAATAATTGAATATTATGATATTGGTGGTACATATGTAATATTCCCAGAAAAGAAAATGATTCTGGATTTCATACCAAATTATTTAAGTACTCCTCAATTTGTATTTATGAAGAGAACATCTTTTGATGAACTCAAAGGTCAGTATGACCATGTTATAGGTTTGATGGCTATGATGGCAAAGATTAATATCATGTCAGCAATAGCTATGGAAGATTCAGTATTTACTGAAACCAACATATCTGGTGAACTTGAATCAGGACAATACAGAAAAGGTAGATTTGCAATTAACTATCTTGCTCCTGGTACTCAAGTATCTAAACCACAGAACAATGTTCCTTATCAATTATTTCAACAAGTTGACAGACTTGAAAGACAATTACGTATGGTTGGTGGCTATCCGGTTACGGATGATAGTCAGTCACCTAATTCATTTGTAACTGGTGCTGGTCTGTCAGAATTAAATAGCACTATGTCATTAATGATTAATGAATACAGAGAAATTATTAGACATGGTTTACAAAAGATGGACGAAAAAAGATTAGAACTTGACGTTCTCTTAGGATTGCAATTTCCTGAATTAAATAAAAAACCTATACAAGGTTTTTATGCAGGAACTGCTTTTGCTGAAAACTATTCACCAGTAAATGATATTGGTGGAGATTACAGAACTAGACGTATTTATGGGGTTATGGCTGGTTTTGATGAACCACAAAAAATAGTCACTGGTTTGCAATTGTTGCAAGCTGGTGTTATAGATGTTGAAACATTACAAGACAACATAGATGGTTTAGAGAATATTGCAAAAGTTCAAGAACGCATAAGAAAAAATAAAGCTGAGAATGTTTTGTTTGAATCAGTCTTAGCTAGAAGTGCTCAGGGAGACCCTGCAGCAACTATGGCAGTCATAGCTATTTATGAATATCCAGCAGAAATGACTGAGATATTAAGAATGTTCTATACT